GTCAGCGCCAAGCCAGTGCATAGCCCTGCTCAGCCCTAGTTTTGCGAGCAGCCAGTGCAGAATCAGCAAGCAAATGCATGCAAGCAGAGCAGCAAGAAAATGTTTGACCCCAGGTTTTTAAATATATGTGTGTATGTGTGTATGTGTATCTACCCACATAACTTTGATAGCCCTGGGGTCTGCATGCTCTGACCTGCGGTTTTACCTGAAAGGTAAACCGTTGCAAAAAAGTTACAAAAGAAATGTCCAATAAGTGTCCGTTGGACACCTAATAGTATATGTAGGGCAAAATAATGGTCGCCCTACGGCAAAGCACACAGGCAGCCCAGAGGCTGCCCCCTAGTAATTGCCCTAACCTACGGCTTCCGCCTTAGGGCTACAGCCTACGGTTAGGAAAGGATAAACTGCAATGCTTCCATAAGGTCGCATTGCTACTACGCCTATGGAAAGAAAAAGAGTTACTGCTGCATCCCATAAGTCGGATGCCATAAAGAAGCAGATTATAGATTTTTTAATGCAAGGCTACTCGGTCCAACGAGCCATGGATGCCGTTGGGAGAAGTGTCAAGACTTACGAGTATTACCGTAAGACTGACCCTGACTTTGCTGCTGGTATAGACAAACTACGCTCTCTGACCGCACGGGGTGAAATAGGCGGTCCGACCGAAGAAGTCCCCTCATTTGAAATTTTTTCGAAAAAATACCTTGGGGTCCAAGTTTTTGAACATCAACGCCATTGGATTGATTTATTGGAATCCAGAGTGCCTACGGATGTCCACCCCTCAATCATTTACGAGCCAGGCGATAAAGACCTGCTCATTGTAAACACTCCCCCAGAACATGCTAAGTCTACGACCATTACGGTCAACTATGCTGTTTATCGAATTTGCCAAAACCCTAACATCCGTATCATGGTTGTTTCTAAAACCCAGGCTATGGCGCAAAAGTTCCTGCTCTCCATAAAGAACAGACTCACCCATCCTCGTTATCAGGACTTACACCTTGCCTTTGGACCTCCAGGCGGATTTGAAAAAAACTCTGATTCGTGGAAGCAGGACCTCATTTACCTATCATCCGAGTCTCGTGACTCTGGTGAAAAAGACCCAACGGTTCAGGCTATTGGTATTCGTGGACATATCTACGGTGCCCGTGCTGACCTAATTATCATGGATGACTGTGTTGACCATACCAACGCCCATGAATATGAAAAACAGATTGACTGGATTCAATCAGAAGTTATGTCTCGTATTGATTACGATGGCGGTAAGTTACTGGTAGTAGGCACAAGATTACGCCCTAAGGATTTATATTCCGAACTCCGTGACCCCATGCGTTATCCAGACGAAACTTCTCCTTGGACTTATTTCGCTCAACCTGCGGTATTGGAGTTTGCCGATGAACCGAAGGATTGGGTTACCCTTTGGGCTAAAACCAATATGCCCCCAGTGTCTGGCAATGGTATACCAGATGCTAATGGTCTCTACGACAAGTGGACAGGTGAGGCGCTCACTAAAAAGCGCAGTCGCATGTCGCCCAATCTCTGGGCTATGGTTTATCAGCAACAGCAAGTTCACGAAGATAGTGCTTTCCCACAAGAAGCAGTCAAGGGTGTTATTAACGGTGCTCGTAACATTGGTGTCATCCCCAAGAACAAGGCAGGTAACCGACATAACGGTATGGATGGTCTCATTGTGGTTGCTGGGCTTGACCCCGCCATGGCTGGGTATACCGCTGCTGTGTGTATTGGCATTGATGTTTCTACCCAAAAGAGGTATGTGCTCGATGTGTCAAACCAACAGGGTATGAAACCTGATGACATTAGAACTTTAATTAAAGACTGGACAGACAAGTATTCAATTTCTGAGTGGCGTGTTGAAAAAAATGCATTTCAAGCGATGTTAACTCAGGACCGTGAGGTGCGGGAATACCTACAAACAAGGGGTGCCACACTCAAAGAACATCATACTGGAAACAACAAATGGGATACAGACTTTGGTGTGGCATCTCTTACTACATTGTTTCATGGTTATGAAGAAGGTTTAAACCTTATTGAGTTCCCATCTTCACACCAATCCGAAGGCTTAAAGGCTTTGATAGAACAACTGGTTACCTGGTATCCAGAGGCTCCACGCAGCCAAAAGACAGACTGTGTTATGGCGTTCTGGTTTGCAGAACTAGCGGTGCGAGACAGAGTTGCTAACGCAAGTATGTTTGCTCGCACACATAATTCGTTTAATATGTTCCAAACAAGACATGACAGAAACCAACAAATGACCGTTAACTTAAATGATTACGCATATACACAATGATAGGAGGTGAACATGGCACTATCAGTTGAAGAAGTAAAGAACTATTATGACCGTTATCGCCGTATGTATGACGACCGTGACCAACGCATGAATCAAGTTCTTATGGTTCGACAAGGTAAGATGCGAGATGTTTACCCAGACCTTTTTCCAGACGGTCCTTTCGAGAACCCTATTGTTGCAAATATGGTTGATATTGCAGCCCGTGATTTATCAGAAGTTATTGCTCCATTACCATCGTTTTCATGCACATCTACATCAATGGCATCAGAGACAGCACGCAAGAAGGCAGATAAGCGTGGCGAGATTGTTAACGGTATTGTTAACTTCTCAGACCTACAATCACAGATGTTTAATGCTGCAGACCGCTATGTAACCTACGGATTTGTTCCAGCACAGGTTGAAATTGATATTGATGAGAACATGCCACGCATTAAGTTCTTTGATTCTCTAGGTTCTTATCCAGTTATGGACCGTTACGGTCGTGTAACTATGTTCTTCCAGCGCATGAACAAGCCAACAGAAGAACTAATGGCTCAGTATCCAGAAGTAGCACATTTAATTTACGATAAAAACAACACATCTACTATCTCTGAGATTGTTCGTTTCCACGATAAAGACCAAGATTTAATCTTTATGCCTAATCGAAACAATCTTGTATTAGATAGAGCACCCAATTTAATGGGTGAGTGCATGATTCGAGTTGTTAAGCGCCCATCAATTGATGACCAATCTCGTGGGCAGTTTGACGATGTTCTTGCTATTCAAGTTGCTAAAGCACGCTATGCATTGCTTTCACTTGAAGCAGCAACCAAATCAGTGCAAGCGCCTATCGCTATGCCACTTGACAGTCAGGAGTTAGCCCTTGGACCAGATGCAATTATGCGTTCAAGCAAGCCTAATGAAATTCGCAGAGTCCCACTTGAACTTCCTTCTAATGTGTTCGCACAGCAATCGGTTCTTGAAAACGAACTCCGCTTAGGCTCACGCTTTCCAGAAGCAAGAACTGGTAATTCAGATGCTTCTATTATTACAGGTCAGGGTGTTAAAGCACTCATGGGTGGTTTTGATACACAAATCAAGACTGCACATGCAATGTTTGCTCGTGCCTTTACAGAATTGTTAGGACTTGCTCTTAAGGTTGACGAAAAAATCTTTAAAGACCAGGAAAAACAACTTCGTGGTGTTTACAATGGAACACCTTACGACATTAAATACAAGCCAAGTCGTGATATTGCTGGTGATTACACTGTAGATATTCAATATGGCTTGATGGCAGGACTTGACCCTAACCGTGCACTGGTCTTTGGACTACAAGCACGAGGTGACAAGTTGATTTCCCGTGACTTCCTACGCCGACAGATGCCTTTCTCCTTCAATGCAACTAATGAAGAACAAAAGGTAGAGACAGAAGAACTCCGTGATGCTATGAAACAAGCAATTGCTTCATACGCACAAGCAATACCAGCCCTTGCAAGCCAAGGACAAGACCCATCCGACATCCTACGCAAACTTTCGTATGTTATTACTGAACGCCAAAAGGGAACTGCTATTGAAGTAGCAATCCAAGATGCGTTTCAACCTGAGAATCCCGCACCTGCTGCAGCCCCTGGCTCAGTAAGTCCCGAATCTATGGGCATGCCAAGCGAGAGCGCAGTAGGTGACGGGCAACTTCCAATGGGCTTAAGCGAAACAGGGCGTATGCAAGGCATCGCTCCAGGACAAATCGCTCCAGGCGGTAGACCAGATGTTCAATCACTACTTGCATCTCTTGGTGCTCGTGGTGAACCTAATCTACAAGCAACAGTCGCACGGCGACTGCCTATCTAACGGGAGGAGGAAAACCATGGCGAATACAAGCACAGCGAAGTATCCAAACAACCAACCTGGTAAGGCATCAAAGCCTGCTAATCAGGGTAGCGCTGGAGACTCAAAGGGTGTTACACAGCAACCACGCAAGGATGGTATGCCAAAGGCTTCAAAGCCTGGCGCATCCGTCACAATGTTCACAGCACAACCATCAGGAACACACGGCTCAAAGTAAGCCTTAAACCTGAGTAAGTTTAAAAACTGCTCACTAATTTTAAACACTGACCTTAAATGGAAAGGAGATGCACATGGCGGTAGAAAACCGTGGCGGTAATCGCCCAACTGCACCACAAAATAACTATGCTGTTTCAGCAACTGGTGGTAGCGGAAATTCACGCACCCAAGGCGCAAAGGCTATGACGGGTGGCGAATATGGTGATAACCAAGCAATGATGGAATTACAAACATCTGCTGCAATGAACGCATCTCCTACTATGCCGTCATCTCCATCACAAGGTCGCCCACAACAAGCACCATCAGGTCAATCTTTGACACCGTTAGATGCACCAACAGACCGTCCAGATGAACCAGTAACTACTGGTATTGATATGGGCGAAGGCGCAGGTAGCGAAGTTATGTATGCTAATGAATCAACTCTAAATACAGAGGACCGTCAGCGTATGGTTCAAGCATTACCAACACTTGCTATTCTTGCTGAATCCCCATCCGCATCTAACGCCTTCCGCAACTATGTTCGTTATTTGCGGAGCGTTCTTTAATGGGGTTCCTAGACAACATTGGTAATTGGGCAGAGAAGTCAGTAAAAGACTTTGGTAATGACATTGGCTGGGCTTCTGCAATGTCTGACCTTGCCTCTGTTACCACTAATGACAAGAACTGGGCAGGCGATGCCTTTCAGTTACTTGGAAATACATTTAAAGCAACTACTGCAGGTGCAACATATATACCTCGCAAAGTAGGCGGTGCTGTATTAAGTAAGGCAGTTCTTCCAGTCTTTCAAGCATCTTATGAGGCTGGTGGCACAGCGCTTCGTGAGCCTTTATCGGCTGCCATTACTGGTCTTGCTACAGGCGACTTCCAAGAATCATGGAAACAACGCAAAGAAATTTCAGCAGGACAAGCAATTGCTTATATGCAATCACGCTTTGACCCAACTTACGGTGAACTTCGTGGAGATTTTAATATCTTCGATGCCAATGACCGTGAAATCTTTGATACTAACTGGCGTTATCGCACCATATCAGGTGCCTATGACACCTTCTTTACAACAGTAACTGACCCACTTGGCAAAATAGGTAAGGCTGCAGGTCTTGCTCGCAAAGCCTTAGTTACACAACCAATGGGTGCTGTAGATGCTAATGCTTCACAGTTGGCTAAAGATTTATTTTTACCAAAGTCCATAAGAGGCGTAACAATTATTTCTCCTCAAACTTTGGCTACTAAAATTAACGAAGGTCGCACTGCCGAAGGTGGTTTAAACAACACACTTCAATTTCTTGCAGACAATAAAGGTTTAAAAATTCGTTTTCACCCATTAGTTGATTCATCTAATGATGCAGATACATTGACAGTTTTGCTTAGCGAAGTAGATAATGTTGATGATGTTGCAGATACATTACTTGCTGTAGCGGTTAAAGATACAGAAGCAATGGCTCGCCTTGTTGAGAAGCGTAAACACTTGGCATTTGTATATGACAAACTTAAGCCAGTATCTGAATTAGATAAACAAATTATAGATAACATACCAACCAACGGTATTGTTACAGACCAAAACAAATTAAATGCAGCAGATGCTTTAGTTAAAATTGCCGACCAAGACCCTTATATTCAATATCTAACTAAATTAACTGAAAAAGGTGCTGACCTAACTAAGCGCACCTTTGGAACATCAATGGCTCAAAAAGGAGCCATCCGCCAGGCTGAGCGTAAAGCAGCCCGTGCTTTGGGAGAACAACCTTCCCCAACCGCATACCCAACTATTGGACTTTTCCAACCAACTAAGTATCACCCATTAGTTGCAGTAGTTAACTTTGCTGAACGATGGGCAGGCGAGCGCCCTGCTGGTTGGTTTAACAGCAACGATTCAGATTCATTTAATGAAATTAAAGCATTTGGTGGGATGTTGCGTAACATTGTTGGTGACTCAGCAAATGTAACTATTGCCGAACACTATGACTTGTTTATTAAAGCAGGAGATGTTCCTGAGGCTCGTGGTGTTGTAGCAGAATCTTTTGAAGATTTGGCTGTTATGCAAATTAACAAAAGCCTAGGTATTTCAGACGAAACTGCTGCTGTTATTTGGGGTGCCTACAAGGGTCGCCGTAAGGTTGCATTAGATTCAATTCGTGACCGCAAATATTTAATGACTAACGATGATGTTATTCTTAAAATTCCTTATGCTGAGCGCCAAGGTATTAACGCTAAGCCAATGGTTGACCTTGAAAACTATGCTCGTGTTCTTACAGAGAACAAAGGTTTAATTCAGGCTATTGAAGGTAACCAGGGTATTGTTGACCCAGATGTTAACCGTTATATTATGGGCTTACTTAACGATGTGTGGAAGGCTTCTGTTCTTCTCCGCCTTGGTTATACAGTGCGTAACAACGCAGAAGCAACTATGTCTATTCTTGCAAAAGGATACGGACTTGTTGCTGCTGCTGACTTAAGTAAAGAAAGCATACAAGGTTGGTATAACAATCGCTTAATTGGTATTGAGCGTCTTACAGATAAGAACCTTGTTAAAAAAGGCGTGCGTGAAGATTCAGTAGCCCTTCGTAATGAAATGACAAGCGTTCAAAGAGAGCGTGCTCAAATCAATAGCCTTAATCAAGAAATTGATTCCCAGATGGAAGCAGTTGAACTTGCGTTTAAACGAGGTAAATTAACAGAAGAACAGGCTTTGGAGTTTCTTGAGATTTCTTCTTACCGCACTGGAGAAATTCTCCACCATGGTTCACCAACAGGTCTTACTGGATTAAACCCTAACCGCCCATTAGCGATGACTTATTCTGATGACATAGCAAACCGCTATGCCGAAGCAGATATAAAGATTATTTCTGCAGCAAGAATCCAAGAGCGCCTTACTGGGCGTGCTGGTCGTTTACCTCGCAACATTGAACTTGCACCTGGCGCAGATATTGGAACACCAGAAGTATTTGCCCAAATGCCAGCAAGTGAATTTGAAAATGTAACACAATGGGTGCTTGGTGTTGCTGGTATTGAACAAAATATTTTACGAGGACAAGCCTGGGATGAGATTACTGGTGAATTAGAGAAATTAAATCCTTCTTCTCAGCAATGGGTAAATCAACTAGAACGCACTATTAAG